CCATCCCATGTTATTTTTGTACCATTCGACAGTACGCGCCAATCCTGCATCAAATTCAGTTCGTGGCTTCCAACCGATATCCAAGTATATCTTAGTATTATCTATGTCGTATCTAAAGTCGTGTCCTTTACGATCTTCCACAAATGAAATTAAACTGTGTGACACTCCGAGAATATCTAGAATTTTCTTGGCTAAATCTATATTAGATATTTGTGTGTTGCCGCCTATGTTATATTTCTCACCAACATATCCGCGTTCTAGAATTTCAATTAGAGCATCACAATGATCAGTGACATAAATCCAGTCACGAATATTCTTGCCGGTGCCGTACACTGGAATTTGAGAACCAACTATAGCCTTGCGTAATACGGTAGGAATAAATTTTTCTGGATGCTGGAACGGTCCATAGTTATTGGAGCAATTGGTTATGATAGTGTTCAAACCATAGGTGGCTCTGTACGCATTGACAAAATGATCTGATGCCGCTTTTGAAGCCGCATATGGTGATCGTGGAGCATATGCTGTAGTTTCTGTAAATGGTGTGCCGTATTCGTTCAACGATCCATACACTTCATCAGTAGATATGTGTATGAATCTAATTGATGGGTCTACATTACGAACACATTCCAACAGATTAACTGTACCATTGATATTGGATCGTAGAAATGGTGATGCATCTGCTATTGAATTATCTACATGTGTTTCAGCCGCGAAGTTTATAATAGCGCGAGGTTTGTGAGTTTGTAGAATCTCTCGTACAGCTACGAAACTGTTTATGTCACCCAAGTATAATTCATATCGTTCATCTTGATCAAATTCTTTGGTGTTTAATAGGTTGCCAGCATACGTCAGTGCATCAAGATTGATTACACGTTCATTGTTCATGGACAGCCAACGTCTAATAAAGTTGCTGCCAATAAATCCACATCCACCAGTCACTAATATAGTCATAATGAAATCTTTATTTTGCTACAACAAACTTACTTGAATTTATGGTCATTGATCCGGCATATTCCACGATGAACCGTATTAGTTGACTCGACTTTGCCTTGGGAGTCTTCTTCAAGTAGTCAACCCAAACCCCATTCAAAACATTGGATACCTCTGTACTATATTTAGTACGGATGATATCAAACTTTTTTCGTTGTGTGGACTTAGGCACTTCCTTTTCAAGTTTCTTCACTTTGATTTTATACTTATCGCGTGTATCAAAGTACGCATCCTCAAACTTATTGGCGAAGGTTTTATCTACCATCTTCATAACTTCGATTAAAGCTTCGCCAGATACGCTGCCGCCCATCGAAGACTTTAAGAGTATCTCTCCCTTATATGCGTTAGTTGATGGATCGTGCCTCATGATGAATTTTCCACCAGAGTTGTCAATGATTAGGGTGAGTGAGCGTTCACCTTTCTTGGATTCGGATGCGATCTTGATGAATTGAATTTCAGCTAGTTTAGCTTCTTCTTCACTTCTCTTATAGTTGACCTTGTATACTTTTGCTTTATCGGGAGACTTCTTTAATGAAAGAGGTAACAGTTCACCCTCTTTCATCATTTCGAAGATGAAGTTATTCAACTCCGAGAAACCCATTTCAATCTTGTTTTTCCGTTGGGCTGCGATCTTCTTTGCTGCGTCGTCCGTGGCGAAGTACATGTCAGCAGGGTTCCACTTGTTAAGATTACCAAATGGTATGGTGTTCTTGAGCTTATCCTTTTTGATCATATCATTTGCTGTCTTGAATAGAGCAGCAATGCCTTCCATGATCTGTTTGTCACCCTTGGCATAGAAAATATCTTGCCACTTCATAGGCTTAATCTTTCGAAACTCTCCGTGGATACCATGTAATTCTTTGATCAATGCTAGGGCAATATTGACGGAAGAACGATACCATTCCTCTTTGCGTAGGAAAGTTTCAATACTCTTAAGACTTTCGGATTGAATCTCTATGTGATTCTTGTATGCTTCGTTAATGATTGCATTGATGCCCTTATTCCCCGGTGGGCTGTATGCCGAAATTAGATCATCATATGTCGGATATACTTTGAGGTCAAATGCTTTCTTTGATTCGGCTTCTCCAAGGTAATCGGCAATAGCACAAAACAAAGCTTGCGCCGCTTCCTGTACAGCCGTTTGTGTAGAACCTCTAGCCACTGTTTAATCTATATTCTTTGATGGCGGCTTCTACGTCCCCCGCATGGAATCCGTCTTTATCTTCGTTATATCGGCGCAACAGATATTGAATTTCGTCAAAAAATCCTTCTAGTTTTTTGAGTCGTTCTTCAGGGGTATCTTTCTTTTTTCTAGGCATCATACACCCCCGCGTTGGTCTGCTTTGAAGTTTCCAGATCGGTTTTTACCGGGAGTAAACCCACCTTTAGGCAGGGCTGCTCTCACACTAGGACCGTTATAATCAATTTGATCAACGTGCTTCACCACGGCAGCATTCTTCTTAGTCGCAGACGTTACCACATAACTTGCGGCATGTGGAGAATTCTTACCAAATTTTCCGCGTCCAGTAGCCGCTTCTTTCCTGACGTAATGATTCAGAGAAGGATGGTCGTTATGTACGGAATCTATTGCCCTCTGTGCCTTAATAAGTAATTCGTGCTGGTGTACTCTACTTGGGGATGTACGCATAGCATCTGCATGTTTTCCCGCAAGCTTAACCTTGGACATAATGGTTACGTGAATCGCTTCTTTCTTCTTATTTGGAAGCTTTGTGTAGTCAGGATGCTCTGAAAGCATTTCACGAGCAGCATGATCATGGACTGCCGCAGTTTCTTCTGGACCGGCTGACATAAGTTGTGATCCAACACCTTTTTTCATGGAAAGGCGGATACCAGTACCCCTCTTAGAATTTGGCTTTTTAATTGCTACATCAGATTTTGAAGTAGCATTAGTTGCCCCATGTTTTTTCCATATATCAGACACTTCGCCCCTATCATTTCCCATAACCCTAGCAATATGTTTTTCTTTTACAGCCTTTGCGAAATCTGGATATGTGGCTAAAGCATGAATACTATGAATAGCATTTTTGTGTTCAGCATGATAACTCGTTCTATGGGCAAGAGTTTTTGTGCCACCAACAAAACCCTCGGCAGCATTTCTAAAATGTAGAGGGTGTGTATTATTAATCTTTGCTTGGGCAAATTCTCTCATCATAGCACCCTTATCGTGGGCGATACTTTTTTTAAGATGACCAGATGCTCCGGTCATATGATTCCATATTCTGGCGAGGGCATGTTCGTCTGAATAAACGCCTACCCTAGCTTCTGTGATAAATTCTATAAATGTTTTCATTATACTTTAAATCCCTGACCAAATTTCTTACTTGGAGCATTGACTGGTTGACCGGAGTTAACCAAACCTCTTTGTGCACTTGGGTCTAGATCATACAGCTTCATCTTGCTCTTGTCAATACCCACGGTGAATCTCTTATTTAGTGTCACATCAGCATAGCGACTTTTTAGCTGCTTTACCATAAGTTGGTTGAGTGCCGCCAATTCGTCGTTTGAAGTAATAGCAAACATCAGGTCGGCTGTCGCTGGCAATCCAAACGATTCGGCGGTATCTTCCAGCCCCGGATCAGAGTTAGAGAATCCACCGCGAGTCAACTGTGTACCCGAAACAACAGGAACGTCAAATTCCACAGCCAAGCCGCGCAGTTCTTCTGCGATAGCCTTAATATAAGTATAGGAATTGATATTCGCACCCGGCTTAATACGCGCCGACGCACATATATTCAGGTAGTCTACAAAGATAATATCTGGTGTAAAATTGCGCTTTAGTTTTAGATCATTCAACAAGGCTCTGAAATGTGCAGTATGGGCTGATGCGGTTGGGTATTCCTTAATGATCAGTTTACCCTTGACTTTTTCTTTTAGTTTCAACATGCGCTTTTCATACATGTCTTTAGACAGATTGGCAAGATCGTCCATTGTTATATTCAATAGATTAGCGTCAATACGTTCGGCAATACGTTCCTCTGACATTTCCAGAGTAATGTACAGAACGTTAAAGTGCTGTGTCAATGCCGCAGCAGCGAAATGACACATAACCAGAGATTTACCTACGCCAGTACCACCGAGAATGATGGTTAGCGTTTTTCTTGGGAGTCCACCGTGCGTAATTTTGTTAAAATACGTAAGGTCAAACGGGATACGCTTCTCGATACGATGATAAAAATCATAACGATCATTCCACTTATCAAGGTAGTCATGCCCAACGTGAGGGTCAAAAGAAACACCCAAAGCGTCAGACAACAGGTTAGGAATATTGCCTTTATTCTTGCTTGGGTCTTTACCATCAAGAATTTGAATTGAATCCATGATAGCATTATAGATAGCCTTTTCCTGACAAAACTTTTCAGTTGTGTCTATTAGCCAATTGGTGTCCTGATTGTCGTCAGGCTCGCTGGCGAATAGTTCGCCTAGAATCTCATTACAAGCTTTGAATTCACTTTCTGTTAGGTTTGTTTTTTCTTGTAACGTTACTTCTATTGCGTTTCGGCTTGGAAGTTGGTTGTACTTCAGGATGTAGTCGTGCATTTCTTGAAACAGCTTTCTTTCTGGACTTTCGCTCAGATATTCGCTTTTCAAGAAGGGGAGTACTTTCCTCATGAAATTCTCGTTCTTCATGAGATTCTTCAGTATCAGTCGTTCTATTTTCATTCGTTATTTCCTGATCAAGTTTTGCCGCAGATTGGTTTTCTCTTGCCGCATTTGTCAATACTATTCTTAATATATTGCTGGTTAGTTTTGCAAATGATGGATCAAAAACATTATATGCGCTTTCGAGTGCACCCTCTGGAACATATTCTACTTGTGTTTTGAAGCTAAGTAAAGCATTTTCTTCGTCGCTTATTGATATATCTATAAATCTAAACTTTACACCAGCATACCTTCCGGTTGTAATTTCTATTGTAGGACTCTCACCAAATGCTGCATTTGATGCTTTATCTTTGTTCCAGATAAAATCCTTACCTTCTACAATAGTACGTTTAGCCCACCAAAATTGTGTCTTAGCTACTAGTTGATTAATCAGATTCCTCATTGTCGTCATCCTCTTTTTTTCGTGCTTGCGCTATTGGGTTTGCGAATTTATATTTAGCTTCTACTGCTTTTTGGAACGATTCACTTTCTAGAATTGATTCCCAGAATTCTTTACATTGTGTATCGGCGTGTCTCCAACGTTTCTTTTCAGTTTTACCATCTATAACGCGACAGTACCAACCAATACTAGGTTTGTCTACGTGTCCGGTTTCTAGAGCTATCTCTAGAAGCCCTGAGTACTTATTTATGCCACCCTCAAAGGTCACTGTTACTGGTATCTTGGATTTTTCACGAACGTAACGGGATTTCTCCACATTGATAATGAAATGATATCCAACAACTTCGGTGCCTTCCTTTTCTTGCTGTCTGCCAAGAATGTAAATGTTATCAGCAGAGTAGTACGAGCCAGTTCCACCACCAACGATTGCTTTTGGAAACATACCAATTTCCATATAGGTGTGATTAACTACAACCATTGGAATGTCTTTTAGTGTCAAGTGTGGAGTGACCATGCGGAACAATGACTTAATTTGTTTTGCGCGTGACATATCAGCAACAGACTTTCCTTCCATCGCATCTTCTACTTCTTTCTTGGAAGCAAGATTGCCGATTGAGTCTATGACGATCATGATGCGTTCACCGCGCTCGATAGCATTCAATTGCTGCATGATATCAAACTTTAATTGTTCTACGTTGGTAACAGGAGTGTGAACAACACGATCCATATCAATTTCGAAATTCTCAAAGTAACTTTGTGGCGTACCAAATTCTGAATCATAGAACAGAATGGCACACTCTGGATATTTCTTCTGATATGCTTTCATCATTATTAGAGAGAATGCTGTCTTGAAATTCTTCGACGGTCCTGCCCACATGGTCAAGCCGGGTGTAAAACCACCATTTAAGCTGCCGCCAAGTGCTATATTAAGTGCCGGAATATCTGTAGGTATCATATCCTTTTCAATAAAAAATCTAGACTCGGCTAAAATAGCCGTATCTTTAATTGTAGAATTTGATCTAAGCTTGTCAATTAAACTCATGTTTGTTCCTCTGAAACATTTGTTGATAGTACATTATACAGTAAACATTAATAGAAATCAAGCGAAAAATGCTTCTAACGAAGAAACCTTTTCCGTGTGCCAATGAATACAGTTTAAGATGGTTCGTAGTGGCTCTAGGAACGTCTTGTCGAATTGCTTATCATAATCAATGTATTCCTGCATATCTACTTCTTTAGGTAAATTATAGATAAAAGCAATAGCATTGTTATGATAGGGGTTTGGTTCTTTTAAGTAACAGAACTTAATCTTTTCGCCACTTTTAATTAATTGGTATTGTTTGGTCAAATTCTTCTCTTTAAGAATATGATTGTACAATATGGCACCTTTCACATGGATTGGTGCGCCTTTCTTAAACATATTGTTATCATCTGCATAATCTTCGACACCATTTACGCTGCGTGGAAAGGCTATGTCTTCTACCGGCAGCTTGTGAAATTCTTTACGGAACTTGTCAATGAATTCAATCATGGCATTTTCGTCTTTGTCGAGAATAACCTTGATTGCCTCACGAATCTTATTACGACAGACGTATGGTGTGGACGATTTAATGGCTTCCAATCCCACAATCTTTATCTTTGGTTTCTTATATGCTACACCTTCTTCATTATAGATATTGAGAATGTAGCGTTTCTTGGCAGTCCATATCGCACGGTCTACCAAAGACTCGCGCTTCATCTGCATTTTCTGTTCGTAAGCATTAACGTATTCAGCCAGTTCTTCATATGTCTTATCAATAAATGGCTGAATGCGTTCTTCACACACCCGATCCATAAATTCAATTACCTTATACTTTGGCATTTTGACTATACCATCTACACCATAAATCTTGTTGACCAATGGTTCAAGATTCAAATACATGGAATCGGTGTCACCAGCAATGACGTAATCTACCTTATTGGTCTTGAGTACCTCGTTAAGATATTCGTTGATGTGTTTCTCAATCCACTTATATGATAGCTGCCCACTGAGCGTAATAGCTTCAGCAATACGAACATCGTAAAATCTAAAGTATTGATTACCGAGCGCACCATACGCTGAGTTTAACGATACCTTTTTGGCTTTCTGTAGATTGTCGTAACGAGCTATTTCACGTTGCGTATACACAAACTGATTAGGATCGTCCCTGACTGTCTCAAGTTTCTTCTTGGCTTCGATAGCCATTTTCTTGTAGCGCAGCCGGTCCTGATACATATTATCCATAATTTCGCCAAGGAATCCGCGCTTCGCGGTGGTGAAGAATTGTTTATTTGGAGTAATGGTTAGATTGATTTCTCTTAGATGATCGAGATTAACCCTCTTGTTCAACAACGAATCAAGATTAGTTGCAATACGAATATCATTCATTTCTGGCGTATAGTGTTCTGGTTCGATGATAGTCTCTGGCGAGAGATTATATTGCATGATCAAATGCGGATATAGTGAGTTCAAGTCAAACGACGCAACCCATTTATACATACCCGGAATAGGATTCTTGACGTAAGCACCTTCATATGCAGTATCTTTTGTACCATGAGTCAATGCCGGAATGACAATATTCTTTCTTCTAAGATGATTGAACATGATAGCATCCCACATACGCACTTGAGTAAATACGTCTTCGTAATTTACTCTGTTGTCATATGCAAGTGTCAATGCAAGTTCAATTAATTTGCTCGACTTGATTCCCTTTTCTTCAATGTTACAAACAAGATCAACGTCACGGATATTATACTCCATGAATTTCTGGAAATCTTTCTTGTATAGTTGTTGCAGGGTTTCGTATTCACTGATATCTACCTTGCGTTCACCCAATTCGACAAAGGCAATATGATCCAAGCGATAGGATTCTTGGGAAGACACTGGCGAATATTTCTTATATAAGTCAATATAATCCAGTGTGGCAATACCAAAAATCTCATATGAAACATACTCACGATTCATGATCGTAGTTTCACGCATTCTCACCTTCTTCCAAGGTGAAAATTTACTAGCTTCTTTTTCACCCAACATACGAATCAAACGATTAATCAGATATGGTATGTCGAAAAACTTGACGTTCCAGCCAGTGATAATATCAGGATACGATCTAACCCAAAATGCCAGAAAACTACGCAACAAATCTAATTCGTCGTCGCATTTGGTATAGACAACATCTGGACGATGCGGTGCGTAAATACCCGCACCAAACGAATGAAAGATAC